GACGATGGCTTCGGTCATTGGTTCCCCCTCCCTCCCTGGTTAGGGGCGGAGGTGACCGGGTGACCGACCAACCGGAGAGCTAGAACGTTCCGGCCACCTCCGCCGTGCCGCTCTGCGTCGGGGGGACGGCCGCAGGGCGTGAGAAAGGTGTAGCCGAAAATCAGAAAGTCAAGGGATCGTCACAACGTGTGACCAGTCAATGACCGAACATTTGGTTCTTGACGAACGAATTTCGGTGGGGTAACGCATTTCCCACAGACAACCCCAAGGTGGCGGGGGTCCCTAAATTGGGAAAACCCGTGTAAACATAGGGCTAGGCGGTCGACCGACCACCTGCGTGATTACGGACATGGACTTACAACCGTCAACCGAGTGGTTCCTGGTTCGAGTCCAGGTGCGGGAGCAAAAAGGAACAGACTGGAAAAATGGCGCATGTGAGGTTCGCCACAAAAATTTTTCGGGCGAACGTGTGTTGAGGCCATGTCAATGTCCAGTAATTCCTTTTCGCGAACAATCCAATTCTGCACAATCACGCGCCTGCGCAGATTGAAGGCGGTAGATGTGGATGACTATCAGCACTCACGTTCCGGGGGGAGCACATGGGAAAGCACGAAAGGAGACCTCTCCCGCGGGGGGGGGTGTCGCCTCAGATGAGCTCTTTTGTTGAGTTCGCCTCCTGGCTACGCGCCGGGAATCTCAGTGAGGGCACCATCGCCCTACGCATCCACCACCTCAAGCGGTTCTGTCGGGATCACGACCTCGACACGGCGACGCCGGAGACCGTCATCAAGTGGCTAGAGAACCCCGGCTGGAAGCCAGCCACGAAACTGTCGGCCAGGGCAAGCCTCAGGTCGTATTACCGCTGGGCAATGGAGTCAGGGCGCCTGGACGCTGACCCGACCGCCAAGACCAGGACGATCAAGATGCCGCCCAGGGCCATCAAGGAGGCGCCACAGGATGCGCTTCTTACGGCCCTTGAGGGGGCGCATGAGCGGGACCGGCTGGCGATCATGCTGGCCGCCTATGCCGGTCTGAGGCGGGCGGAGATCGCCAACCTGCACGCCGACCAGATTGGTGACCGCATGTTGACGGTGACGGGGAAGGGCTCGAAGACGCGGCGGGTGCCGATTCACCCGATGCTGGTGGAGCCGTTGCGGAAGGTGCAGGAGCGGGGCGGTTATGCGTTCCCGAGCGTGGATGGCGGGCCGATCACGCCGGACGCGATGGGGCGACGTATTGCTCGGGCGTTGCCGGGGAAGTGGTCGGCTCACTCGCTGCGCCACTATTTCGCGGGCAACGTCTACCGGGCGTCGCACGATATTCGCTCGGTACAGCAGCTCCTCGGGCACGCCTCCATCGCCACCACGGAGATTTACACGCACGTCAACGACGATGACCTGCACGCCGCGGTAGGTGCTTGGGCGGTCTGAAACGCCAGAAAGCGGCCCCCCTTCCCCTTGTGAGGGTTGGGGGGCCGCTGGCGTGTGGGGGCTACTCGTCGTCGTCCTCGGTGTCTTCTGTGGTGTCGTCGTCGTCGTCGATGGTGCCGATGACGCCGTGGGAGCGCAGCTCGGCGATGCCCTCTGAGAAGGCTTTGACGACGTGGAGGGCCATGTCGTTAGCGACGTCGGGGGCGTAGCCGGAGACTTCGTCGGCGGAGAAGTTGACCTCCAATTGTCCGAAGCGCAAGCTCATCCACAGGCTGACTGGCTGGCTCATGAGTCCTCCCGGCAGGCGTCGAGGGTCAGGGTGTAGCCGACGAGGTCAACGAGGTTGTCGCGGGTGTGGCGGTTGATCTCGCGGGCGACTTTGACTTGGATCATCGCCAAGGCGACCTGCTCTGGTGTCACGGTGATACCAAAGATCGGGCTCCACAGGTCGGCGATGCGCTGGAAGTTGATGCGTGGGTGGGCGTAGTCGCGCTGGCGGGGCCCGTTGACGACGTGGATGGCGTCGGTGGCGATGGTGGGGTCGATGGGCTTCACGCAGGTCTCCTAGGCCGCTCGGGTCTGACCGTTTTTGAGCATCTTGTTCCAGGCTCCGCAGTCCTCGCACACGAGTTTTGGCCAGGCGGAGGCCTTGGCGTAGACGGTGCCGGCGGGGATGAGGTCGGGGCTGTCGCAGGAGTAGCAGTTGCTTAGTTCGCCGGTCCACAGGCCGAGGTGGGGGAGTTTGATCCAGGCGCGTATCCGCATGAAGAGGGCTTCGGTGATGCGCACGTCGGTGCGGTTGTAGTCGGCGAACAGAGCCCAGGCTTCGGGGTCGTTGGCAAGGACTCGGTTCCAGAGGGCTTGCCCGCCGGTTTCTAGTTTGGTGTCAAGGCCGAGGCGGTCGGTGACGTAGCCGAGTTTGTTGCTGGCGAATTTGAAGTTGCGTCGGGTGACTCGGTAGAGGTCAATGTTTTGGTAGGGGGAGGGTGGGCCGTAGTCGGCGCTGACCCATTCGCGGTTGAGGTGGGGCATGTCGAAGCTGGCGTGGTTGTAGCCGACGACAATGTCGGCCTCGTCAACTAGTTGCCACATTTCGGCGAGCATCTGCTGGCGGCCGTTGTGGAACTCGGAGAAGAACATGACGTCGGGTTCGTCGAGCCATTTGGCTGCGACGCAGAGGACGCGGCTGGGCTCGATGACTTGGGTGATGCCGATGTTCTGGTCGTACAGGCCCCAGGCGTAGACGACGTTGGGGCTGGTTTCGATGTCTAGGGTGAGGACTTTGGGGTCGTTGGGCTCAAGGGCCATGAGTTCGTCAAGAGATGCCACAGCGGCAAGCCCTCCGTCGGTGGCGCTGGATTGCGTCGGCGCGGACCTTGAAGCCGAGCTCTTGGAGGGCTTCGGCGATGAGGGTGCCGGCGGCGCTGGGGTTAGCCATGGCGGCGGTGAACTTTTCTAGCGTGGCTTTGTCCATTTGCTTCATGGTGAGGTGGACGGTGCAGGCGGGGCCGCGCTTGGGGACGTACTGGGGATCGGACAGGGTGTCGAGCAGGGACATGACTGCCTTTCCGTAGGTGCTACGGCTTTCGTCGGGTGCCGTCGGGCTGGATGCCGAGCTTGGCGATGATGCGCTGAACGTCGGTTAGGGTCGTCCCGGCCTTGAGCTCCCAGTGCATGGGGTCGCTCCACGCCGCCTCCCAGCCCTCGCGCTGCGGGGTGCGGGGGTCGTCGGCGTACTCAGCCCAGCCGCCCCAGTTGACGATCTCGTAGCGCCTGCGTATGCGCCACGCCTTGACGTTGCGCTTGGCGGTGCGCCACCACCCAGCCGACGACGTGCCGCGGGCGCCCTCGGCGCTGGCATTGAGGTCGACGGCAGTGCCGCTGGCGTGATTGCTCCAGGCGGTCGACGTGCGCGCGGGTCGGTAGTTGTAGGACCACTCGTCCCACGCGCCGGTGTCGAGGTGGGCGATGTCGCGGTGATAGTCCGCGGCAAGGGCGAGGAACAGGGGCAGCACCTCGCGCCTCATGGTGAGGCTGCGACTTGGACAGCCTGGGATCGGCTTCTTGTCTAGTCGCACGTCTCCCCATGACTCAATCACGGGCCAGCCATTAATAGAGACCGCCATTAGTTGTCCTCCTCGTCCTCGTCTGCCCACACGTCGAAGCGGTCGTCACGCCAGGAGCCGCGACCGAACTCGACGTCGGCGGGGTTGAGGTAGCGCATCGCGGTGGGGAGGGCGGAGACCAGGCCGGCGATGACCCAGGTTTGCCAGGCGCCGAGGTCGATGGTGCCCTTGGTTGACCAGTCGGCGACGGCTGCGGACAGGATGACGGCGCCGAAGACGCGCAGCCAGGAGGCTAGGGGGCTGGTGGCGAACCATTCACGGAATGTCATTTCGTGTCCTTCTCTAGGTGCCAGGTGATGTGGTCGTCGAGCCGCTCGCGCAGGTCGCGGACGTCGGTGTGGAGGACTTGGGTGCGTTCCTCGATGCGGTCGACGGCGTCGCGGAGGCTGGTGCCGCCGTTGCGGCGCAGCTGGGAGGAGATGTCGTCGAGGCGCTTATTCAGTGCGCCCGTCAGGAGGCGGTAGAGGGCGACGAGGCCGCCTGCTATTGCGGTAACGGCGACTACGATCGTCGCGGCCCACAGCAGGAAGTCGTCGATCTGCGGCGTGTCCACTCTCTATCTCCTGGGTAACTGGAAGGGGTGCCCCGTCGCAGCACGGGTGTTTGGCCTTGCACGCTGGGCAGAGCCAGCGGGTCTGTGTGGGCTCGAACTCGTGGTCGCAGTAGTCGCAGGTCATGGGCGCCCCCGTTCTCAACGCAGCGGTTAACGTCGTGTCCGATTCGGGCGGTCTAGAAATTGGTCGGAAATTGTGTGCCGATGGCCTTGCATGGTGTACCTACACCGGGGTACGTTGTACCTACACCCGCCAGACAGGCGGCACAGACAGGGGGACCAAATGAGCATGAGCAAGGAATTTCTCGCGCAGATTCAGCCCGCCATTGACTGCCCATACAGCATCAAGACCGACGCAATCCAGCAGAACCTTGACGGCAGCGTGTCCACTCGCACCTTGCTCCACATTGGCAAGCGTGACGGCAAGACGCCGCGCCTCCTCGTCGCCGTCATTTATGACGCTGGCGACGGTGGCGCGCCGCGTTTTGACTTCAACCCCGATGAGCCTGAGCGCGTAGCCGCTTGGCGCGAGTGGCTTGCTGCGGCTTACCCAAATGAGACCCGTGGCTGGGCGCAGGAGTGCGCTCTGAATTGGCTCATCAACGATGAGGCTGACTGGGACGCCATGATTTCGGCGGCGTTGCCCAATGCCTAACGCGCCTAAGACCCCTAGCCGTAACGTGCGCGTGCCAGATGACCTCTGGCACGCTGCCATGTCCAAGGCACTAGACCGTGGTGAGTCCCTGTCGGACGTCATACGGCGTGCCCTTGAGAAGTACGTCAAGGGCTAGGGCTGCCTGCTGGGGTACGACTCCGTTGCCTAGTGCCTTGAGTTGGTCGTTGCGGCTGATCCCGATGGCGGGGTCCGTGACGTGCCCGTCAGGCAGGCCCATCATCCATTCCACAAATCGTGGGGCTAGGCGGGG